AAACTCCTGGCAGATTGAAAGCTCTTTAGGAGCTAAAGGTAGTTCTAAAGGCGATGGCCAGCCAGGGGAACCAAGGCCCATATTTACACCTGCTCTAACAGGCCCCCAAGTAGCAAAAAGTGTGCTTACAAAGGACAAAGTTGTTTTTACTATCTCAAACTTTGCAGAATACGCAGCTGAGGCCACGGATTTAGTTGAAAGTGCCTTTATCCGGCCCCCAGGTCAACCTTTCCCGCAGACCCAACTGGGTCGAAATAAATTCCGCGAAGGTGACGGTGGCCGTCAGCAGCCGTCTTACCGTGGATACGTTGGCGGCGGAGACCCAGACAGTGAGTCCAGTGCCACTGCCGATCTTGACTGGTTCGCTAGCTATGTAGAAGGGGGCAAACTGGACCGCGCCGTCAGAATTGAAATGGATGACCTGTTTAAGGCACTGCGATGAACTACCAAGCGATCCGGGCATCAATGGAAAACCCGTTATTGACGGCGTTTAACAACCTGTCCCCTGCAGTACCGGTGTACTTCGACAACATCACTGCCGTACCACCAAACACAACCACTGAGTATGTCCGCGTCAACATCACGTTTGGGCTAACCAACGAACCAACACTGACCTCCAGCGTGGACAATGCCCGTGGTGCGTTAGTAATCCGGGTGTTTACAGAAAAAGGTCGTGGTCCGGCCCGCAATCAAGAATTGGTAACAACTGCTGTAAACGTATTAGAGACCATTAATAACACAGCTAAAACTACTACAGGCGTCTTTGTAAAAGTGGGTGAAATAAACGGCCCAACTTTTTCAGCTACTGAAGAATCACCGCATTTTATGGGCCGCATTGACACAGGCTATGTAGCAACTGTGCTGTCTTAAATCCTCGCTAACCTGTAGGTAGCCGGGCAGTGCCCGCAGAGACCTTTAATTTTGGCGTAGCAATGGCCACCACCGTTCTGTCCGGCACTTCAGGTGCCCTCTATTACAAGCCCGCTGGCACAACCAGCAGTTTTGCCGAGTCTAACGTCGATACTGTCGCAGACACCATTACTGTTGGAACCTACTTGAACTTGAAAGTAGGCGATCCTGTGCAGTTTAGTGTGATCAACACTCAAACTGGCGGCGCAGGCACAGGCACACTTCCCGCAGGCATCAGCCTTGCGACCACCTACTACGTTATTGCTTATACCGCCAGCACCGGAGTGCTGCAGGTGTCCGCAACCCTGGGTGGATCGACAATCACCATCACCGACGACGGCACAGCCGTTACCCCTAACGCTTTCCAGGTTGCCTACGCCGCATTTGCAGTAGTGGGACAGGTCCGTGACTGGAGCTTTGAAATCAACCGGGCCGAAATCGATGTAACCACCATCGGCCAAACCCCCGGCCAGTACGTCCCATTCCGCAGCTACATCTCCGGCTTCGGCGATGGTACGGGCAGTGCAACGGTCTACATGACCGACGAAGACGCTTCCCTCAGCAACCGCATGATCGAAGACGTACTTCAGCGCAACCAGATTGGTGCTGCCTTCAAGCTTTACACCGACCAAGTGTTCAGCGGCGGTTCAGTGAACGAAGCCGAAAGCCGTTCCATCGAGTTTGAAGCAGTGCTGACTTCTGCCAGCATGAACGTCACCCCTGACGACGCACAATCCGTAAGCGTAAGCTTCCGTCCATCCGGCACCCCAAGCTTCGACTTCAGCCAGACCTGATAAAGTGCTACTTAAGGCACTACTTAATAATTATTAAGTAAGCACCCAGCCCCGGTAATACCGGGGTTTTTATTGCGCTACGCTATAGTTAATTTATAGTCAAGCACAAATCATGCCCGCTGGATCGAATCGCGCCATTGATCGATTGCGTAAAGCAGCAAATCTCCAGCCAAGCAAGCGCAAGGTTAAATTGTCTGACGGCACCACATTTGAAATGTGGATCAGCCCGCTAACCATGGCTGAACGTGAACGCGCCCAAAAGCAAGCCAAGTCTGACGACGCTGGAGCGTTTGCACTGCAGCTGCTGATCGGCAAAGCACAGGACGAAAACGGCGCCAAGCTTTTCTCTGCCGGTGAAATCGATATTTTAAAAAACGAAGTCAAGGACAGCGATCTGCAGTCTTTGATGCTGGCCATCCTTAGCGACGAAGACGAAGAGCCAATGGACCCAAAATCCTAGTTGCGGAACTTCGCAAAGACAACTGGCTCATGCTGCAATTTGGCGTTGCCAAGGAACTGGGCATGAGCTTGACCGAAGTCCGCACCACGATGACGCCCGAGGAATTAATTGGCTGGAGCGCTTACTTCCAGATCATCAACGAAGAGCAGGAAAAACAAATGGAAAAAGCCCGCCGCCGAAGGTAGGCTTTTCCGCGCCTAGAATAGAAAGCGACGTACCAGCTGTGGATCGTGGCATACAGAGCTGAAATTGAGATAGGCGTAAAAGGTGCTGCAAAGCTAGAACAGCTAAAAAAGAACTTACAATCTATTAACCAAAAGGTTGATCAAGTAAAAGCTAGATGGGAAAAAATACGCCAAGGTGTTCCAACAAAGGAATTTGGTGAAGTCAATAAAAAATTACAAAAAACAACTGCATTGCAAGCTAGGGCTAACGCGCTTGCGGCAGCTACAGAAAAACGTCTAAAAGGACAAAGTAGTGTAACCAAAGGTTTATTAGGTTTAAACAAAGCTGTCTTAAACGCAGCTAGAAGTGAAGCGCAAGCACGCGGCGAAAGCGTAGCAAAACAACGCGCATTAAATAGGGAGTTAGCCAAATCCCAGCAATATTCAAGACCTATAGGACCACAACCGCAGCGAGCTGCCGCAGTAAGAGGCCGAGCTGGTACTGGTCAGTTAGCAGGAAGACTAGGCGCAGCAGCAGCTGCCGCTGCTGCTATTCGCGGTGTAGCTAACTTAGCTAATGCGTCTGCAAGAACTTCTGCTGAGTTGAGCAAACTTGGGCTTGCTCTTGAAGGCATACTAGGTAAAAACGCCGCAGAAGGTTTTAAAGCGATTGACCGGGCTGCGCGAGATTTTAACCAGCCAATCGTAGACGCTACAAGAAACTTCACTCAATTAAGCGCTGCTGCAGTAACCAACGGCAACAGTATTAAACAGACAGAGACTTTATACCGTGCTTTATCTGCTGCAACTAAAGCCACAGGCGGAGACGCAGAAGACCTTAACGGTGTACTACGAGCGGCAACCCAGGTTATTTCAAAGGGGGTTGTAAGGTCCGAAGAACTTAGAGGTCAGATCGGCGACCGCCTTCCTGGTGCGTTCCAGCTGTTTGCCCAGGCCACAAACCGTTCTGCGGAAGAGCTGCAAAAAGCCTTAGAGCAAGGCGAGGTTAGCGCAGACGAGTTTGTAACCACATTCGCAGACTTCATTCTCAATAAGTATGAGCCTGCAGCCAAAAAGATCGGCGACTCTCCAGCTGAAGCCGGAGCCCGTCTAACCAAAGCATTAGAAGATCTTAACCGCGCAGCGGGGCCTTTGCTTGCTGCTCTTGGGGCGAAATTCCAGAACTTTGCTACAGATGTAATTAAAGCTTTAACTCCCGTAGCAAACTACATACAAGATCTTTTTAATTTCACCCCTACGACACCTGCCGGGCTTAAAAAAGTAGGTAAGGATCTTGCTGATGTCGGCGCAAAACTTGGTCAGGCAGAACAAAGGCTTGCACAATCTACTGACGAACAAGCACGAAGAGCTGCACAGGCAGACATAGATAGTCTAGAAAGAAGGCGGCAAAAGTTAGCTAAAGAGTTCGGTCGTATTGCAGTAGCCCTACCTTCAAGAACAACAGAACCAACCGTTTTAAAGAAAACAACTGCAGAGGACAAAGGAGTAGGTAAAGCCGACAAAGCTGCAGCTCGTGCCGCAGCTCGTGCTGCCCGAGAAGAAGAAAGGCTGCAACAGCGTCTTGCCGCTTTAAGAGTAGAACTTAATTTAATTACAACAAATGCTGATTTTAAGTCAAAAATTACGGCTGCAGAAATTGCAGGAAATAAAGAGCTTGTAGTCAGACTGCAGAATCTACAGGACATTAACACTATCCAAGCAAACGAGGAAAAAGCACTTATACGAATAAAGGATGTACGGGAAATAAACCTACGAAAAGAAAAAACTTCTGCAGAAATAAACGCAGCAAACGTAAAAGCAGCCGCAGAATTAGCAAATATTGATAACCGAAGGCAGCAAGCTTTTGATAAAAAGATAGAAAGCCTCAATTTTGAGTATGCAATTCTAACCGCGACAACAATTGAAGAAAGAAAGCAGCTACAAATTGCGCAACAAATGGCGGCGTTAAAAGGGCAGGATTTTACACCAGAGCAACTAGACCAAATACAAGCTGCAAAAGAAAGACTAGACATCGGTCCAATCCAAACCTATGTAAACGAGCTTCAACTCAGCCTGGGTGACACAGAAAGCATGGTATTAAGCCTTGCGCAATCTGTTGAAAGTTCATTGGCAACTGCAATGTCCAGCGCGGTAGAGACACTAATCACGGGCACTGGCTCGGTTAAGGACGCCTTTAGCGACATGTTTGCCAGTATCGGAAAGGCGTTTATTAACATGGCCACGCAGATGCTTGCCCAGCAAGCAATTTTGTCACTACTCCAAGCTTTAAGCGGCGGTATTAGTGGCGGTGGTGGTGGCGCTTTCAACATAGGTAAAGCACTTACAGGCCGCGCTACCGGAGGCCCAGTAAACGCAAACACGCCCTACATCGTGGGAGAACGCGGCCCAGAGCTGATGATTCCATCCAGCCAAGGCCGCATCGTTTCCAACGAAAACCTGCGCTCAGAGATGGACCGCTCCACCGCAACGCGGAGCGCAATGTCACGCAACTCACCAGCTGGAGCGATCGACGTACGCTATTCCGTGGAGCGCATCAACAGCGTCGATTATGTTACCGCTGACGAATTCCAGCAGGGCATGGCACAAGCAGCAAAACAAGGTGCAATCCAGGGCGAGCAACGCGCCATGCGCACGTTAAAGAACAGCGCTAGTACCCGCAGGAGTGTTGGATTCTGATGGAATTTGCTTACGGACACCTGTTAGACATTGGGCCTAGCGGCAGCATCCGGTTCCGCTTTCAGAACTACGCGCTGAACCAATCTGTCAATGGCTACACCTTTCTGCCTTTTGGCTTCGGTGGTGCGGTTGCCACTTTGCAGGGAGACAATCTCGATGCGAACTTACAGTTTGCGCACACCGATATGACCCGCAACTGGATCAAACAGGCGCTTGATGAGTTATGGGTCGCCAAGGTGACTACGGTTTTGTGGACACCATCCACTGGCGCCATCCAGCGCACCTTATACACCTATTACGGCAGCTGTTCTAATGGCGGCTGGAACGAAACCACAATTCAAGTCAATCTGAACTCAGTGCTAGACGCGATCCAAAGCAACGTTCCAGGCCGTCGATTGCACCGCTGGCAAGTCGGCAGCATTCCCTTTACATCGCAAGTCCGTGTGTGAGCATTTAATAGGCCGTAAGTACGACTACGGCTCAAAGGACTGCATCCATCTTGTGATTGACGCGCTTACGTCAATGAAGATGAACCCGCCGCCGGTCAATCCTGACTGGTACGGGATGACGACGCGCGAAGTAATGGCAGAGATGATCAGGTACTGCGACCGCATTAGCTATCCGGTCTACGATGGTGACATCACAGTGCTCGTAGCCGATCCGCTGGCTTTTGGGGTTTTATGGCAGACCGGGATTTTATACATCAACCAGACCCTAAAAGCAGTGGACTGGAAACCGGCGCACGTCCATACAATCCGCCGCTCTTACCGTATGAAATTGCGCTAATTGAAGCGCTTGGCTGCACTGAGGAAGAGTATCGCGAATTTATACGCCACGCAGAGCTGACGGCACGGGTGCGCCCAGCAAGCTATGAGCACGTTCCAGATGTTGTTAACGGCCCTGTTGCCGTACCGATTCTCGTAAGCCTTGTTGTCGGCTTAATTTCCACTGCCGTCAGCGTACTGTTGGCACCTAAAGCACAAACCGCCCAGACGGCACAGCAAACAAAAATCGGAAGCCGAAAGCTTGCCGACCAGATCGGGCCTACACGTTTCAACCAAACCACAAGCTTCGATAACGTCAGCGCACTTGCGGAATACGGCCAACCAATACCAATCCCATTCGGCACAAAAGGCACTGGAGCAGACGGCATCACTACGGGCGGATTAATTTTGGCACCTGCTCTGGTTTGGAGCCGCCTTTATTCCTATGGCACGTACCAAGCTTTTGAAGGTATTTATGTTGCGGGCCAATACGGTGTAAACACACCAAATTTCACTGGTGTGCGCATTGGCACGCTGCCTTTGGACAGCCTTGGTAACAAGGATTTTGCGCTTTACTGGTCCTCTAAAGAAGCCAATAACAGGCTGAGCAGCGGAAACCTTATTGCGGGTTCTGAGGGTAGCCCCGACTCTGGTACATCAGGACGCAATGTATTTAAAGCCCCAGATGCTTTCGGCATGGAGTCCGATGCATTTTCAATGGCGTACACACCGCAATCAAACACGGTGTTTGGTACGTCAACACCAATTCATAACGGAACAGCCTTTAGGTTCAATTGGGAGATTATTTCATCTCCTTACGATTCAACGCTTCATGAAGGTGGCGACGGCGGCTCTAGAAAAAGAGATGCACGATTTGAAATGCAGGCTAGGCGCCGCAAGATTGCAGGCAGCGAAGCCGATGTGTTGCATGATAAAAGCCCAGAACGCGGAATGCCTGGCGTGGGCCGCGCCTATTCCCGCCGGATGGGGTTCATTCGATACAACAGTAGTGTTTTTAGCGATAGAACAATTGTCAGAAACGTTAAAGTTGGCGATGAGCTTGAGTATGAAATATTTGGCGCAGACTGGTCCGAAC